ATGCTTTGTTGGAATGTTGGCGTACCCAATTCAAAATCAAATGCATCAGACCAATCAAAATCACCAACCCAACGTGTTCGGCCTTGTTCACGCTCAGCCTTTCTAATTAATTTTTCACGATACCCGGGCGCAATTACATCTTGTATTTGATCAAAGATCAAAAGATTCATAGCAGCCTTGGTGTACCACAAGTTCTGTGCTGGTATTTTCCCCTTCACAAACTTAAAGGTTTCATTGGCTGCATTCGTTTCTACCCCATTGGACAACTGTGTTGCATTACCTACCGTCAGGTTTAATACAGTTTTAAAATCAGATCCAAATGGACCTGCAAGAAATTCACTTGCATCTCGTCCAGATACATCTGCACCTGCTACAAGAATATCTCCTAGCACTGGCAAGCCACCACCTGCAATGAATGAGCGCTTCATAAAGTCCCATGATTTCCATGGGTCATTGCTATCCCATACAGTTAGAGGATCATTACCATTTACAAGCTCTTTTAACTGCACGACTAGACCACCGAGTAGCGTCATCCCAATCACCAAAGGAACCCCATACGCTGCCTTACCTTTAATGCCTTGCTGGGAAAATGCGCGTGAACCATGACGCATCAAGAAGGATGCAGAAAATGATTTAAACTGCAGCATGGATTTAATAATCTCTCCCATACCTGAACCTTTCTTCATGCCAGCACTCATCCATGTACGTTCACGCAATCCGGCTTCAACGACTGCCATGCCCTGTTCATCCAGCAAATGTGCCTGAAACTGTGTAGCGACTTCATCACGTATCTTTTGTGCTAGTAACTTTTTCTCTCCATCAATGCTATTTGCAAGGCGATCCATGACATGCTGACGTTTAGACTGGCGCTCAGCAACCTTAGTCTGGTATTCAATGAACTCGTTATCTAAAGCATTAACACGCTTATCTAAATCCTTAAACTTCTGATTAATGGATTTGTTAGCACTACTATCAGCTGCGCGCATTTTTGCACGCATCTCCGTCATTCTTCTTTCAGCATTACCCAAACGACGGCCTAGATCCTCACCGCTTTTATAGTTTCTGCGAGTGTTCCGAGCGACAGACGAATCAATTTTTTTATCTGTCTTGCCTTTAATTCTCGTCTGTTCAACTGCTTTTTTGATTTCAAAATCAGTCTCAAGCTGTTGCTGTTTCAAGCTCACCAATTCTTTTAATTCGTTTAGCGTTTCAAATTCACGCTGTGCTTTTACATCGCGGCGCGTTGCGTACCGATTCAAACGCTCTGATAACTTATCTTCATACACTGCCAGTTTTTCTTTAGAAAACTTCTGGCGCTTACCTAAGAGGTCATTGAAGTCTGAAAACTTACCTTGAATCTCTTTTTCAAAACCTTTGATCTTTTCATTCAATTTAGTGGCTTTTAGTTCCACTTTATTGTTTAGGACCTCTAGTGTGCGTCCTAGTTTTTTTGCCTTGTCTGTCAGGTTATCAATGGTCTTGCCTTGCGTAATGCCATCAATAAAACCTTTCAGATCTTCCTGATTTTCAATTGTACGGATATAAGCATTCATATCAGCTTGAGCTGCTGCGGCCTCTTTCTGTGCATCAAGCAGATCCATTCGATCCTGTAGCGCCTGCTTTTCTACCTGCGCTTGTAAATCCTTCCTGTTTGCATAATCAAGCAAGCGCTGTGAAAGACTACGCTTAACATCATCTAGCTTTTGCTCACGATTCAAAATACGCTGATCATCTAACGCATTTCGATCATTCAGTTCTTTGATCTGATCATTAATACCACTTACCAGCTGATTAACATCCTTATCCATTGCGGCTAGAAGTTTATCGTCTGGTATTTCATAGATAGAACGTGCAGACATTAGCTGGTTGCCTTTACGATCCACGACCGGATCAGCCAGGCGCATGACTTCCCAGGCTCGTTCATTTAGTCCAGTTTTTTCTATCAGTTCACGATCCAGTGCGTCCAGATCAGCCCATGCTTTATCGCGGGTCAAAGTACCGTATTTGTGCATAAGCATCTTGCTAAAACCGACTTTTGAAGCTGCTGTAAGTGCATTTAGGCCAGATATACGCATAACCTGTGAAGCAATCCCACTGGATACCCGAGCCAGTTTCTGTGACTTGCCATGTACTGAAGTCAATCCATCATCTGACCAGCGCGCAATAGATCCGAGCATTTCTTCAGTGGCCAGACCTAAGCTGTGTGCTAGCTCCCGATCTTCTTTATTTTTTGGATTTAATTGTGAAATCAGCTCACCAAAAGTTTTACGGTAGGCAATACCATGGATCGATGCAGTCTTGGCAATCATGGCCTGATCGGTGACGGATGAAATTGTGGTACCACCTAACATGGATGCTACGTTCATAGAACGGTATGCCAGACCTAAATTCGCCAGCACTTCGGATTGTGGTGTATTCTGTCCAGAGAATTCATCAAACATGGTTTGTGCACGTTTACGGCTCTTGCCTGTCGTGTTCTGGTCCAGACCTTTTAGCCAGTCTTTTTGCTCGGCTGCATCCATCAGAATGCGCATGGCATTACGCGGATTGCTTCCCAAGTTTTCAACCATAGCAATATCTTTAGATAAGCCGTTAATATGTGCTTCCACCAGATCTACAAACGGCATGCCGCCAAACTCAGACTGATATTCCATCCATGATTCAGCATCTTTAAAATGCAGTACCCGGCTTTCAGAATGACGACTAGTGATTTTGGAATTACCACCAAAAGACTGAAGGCCAATCTCAGTTTTATTTGCGCCGTTGCTGGCTAATGTATCGAAAGAATGCTCAAGCAGTTCGCGGATCTCTTGCTGTGAATAGTAGGCACCATCCTCATGCACATACTTCTCGGTATTGATCAGACCTTCAGCCTTTTGCACCCAAGCCTGTTTTCCTGCCTTTACGATTTTTTCAAGGCTATGTGTCTGCGGTAATCCCCAATCGTCCAGCTTTCCAATATCACCACCAGCACGGTTGAAGCGTTCACGCATACCTTCGAAGACTTCGCCCATCTTATCGCTGATTTTCTTGGCCACCGGGTCGCCTGTATTGTCACCGAAGCGTTCACGGACAATTTTTTGCACCAGGTCTTTATCCGTGAATACGCCTAAACCGCCTTTGATATTGGTATAGAAGTCCACCAGCTCCCCACGATAAACAGATGCAATGGCACGTGCTTTGGAGTCAATTGATTGAATGCCGGACATATCACCATGCGCTGCAACCATACGATCCACCACTTCACTGGCTGATAGTGTTGGATGATCCAGCAAGGCAAGGTTTTTGTTTTGGGTCAGAATGTCACGTGCGGCAATAGCATGCTTTCGTTTTAATTGTGCCTGAATATCCTGTGCCACAAATTCACCGGCTTTCACCAGTTTTTCAGCATCAGATAAATTGCGCCAGTTCTGAATATCCTGCTTGGCCAAAGACTTCATTGCATCTTTAATGCGGTTTTCAATATCGGTTGCTTCTTGCTGGTTTAATGTCGCCTTGCCGAGTGCTTTTGCTACGGCGGCCTTGCATTGGTCTTTCATAATAAAAATGCCCAGATAATTTTCATCATCTGAGCATTAATAAGAGTGTGGTTTGTTGTGTAAGGAAAAAATAAGTGCTTTCTTAAGGCTTGGCTCCCATTTCTTTCATTTTAAGATGCCTTTCATATACACGAATAACTTCTGACCCAATTTCTACTTTATCAAGCCGTTGTTCTGGTTCAACTGGAGTCGTGCTTGAATTAATACCAACTAAATTTATTTTAAAAGGTTGCGGGCGATAAACAGTAAAAATTTTATATTTATCTCTCGATTGATTGTACAAGCTTAGAGCTTGTGACAAATCATTATCTTCAAAAATATCAAAGTCAGAAGTCTGTTTGCTCACAACCAAAGCCTTCATCCCATAAAAAGTTTGATCCGAATTATTAAGTGACTCTCTTACTATAGATTCGAAAGAATCCCTACTTATACTTATAAAATCAGGATGGCGTTCATATTTAGAATAATAATCTTCATATGCTTTTCTTATCTCTTTTAACATTTTACACCTCTGCAATACCTGAAAAAGATGCGGAAAGCATTCAGG